CTCTTCACAGAGACCCAAAACAGCTTCGTGCGAACTCATGTTCTAACACCAAGCTGCTCTGTGGAAAGGTTAGCCAGCGAAATGGAGAAAGACTCACCTACGATGCTTGCATCGCAGGAGCTCTAAATCTCCCTGTAACTAGTGAGTTCCTCCTTGACACGACCTCAATCGTGTCATTGATGACCTCTTTCGTAATCTTGGGCCTCACCCTGAACTTCGAGTATATCGAAGCTGAGGATGCAGGAGGACGTCTTGCAACGTCCTGCTCCCAGTTATATATCAATGGACTTTTGTCAGGTATTCCATAGGAATACGTGGCTCCAGTCGTTTCATTAAAGGTATCAATAGAGCCGAAATCCACGTGGAATTCCGGTTCTAAGTTGAACAACCTTATTACGGCAGATTTGAATTCGTGTTCTGCAGCTGAGTGAAATACCCAGTTGTAGCACGATATTCTACAAATAATCTTCTCGCCCTGGAAACGTCTAGCTATGCGTTTGCACAGTTTGATGTCATCAGTGACGAGGACGTGTAAGATTGATGGAGATCTTTCGACCTCCATCAATAACACGTCATCATCTTCGATAATTGCCCGGGGAGGAAGTGTATACTCCCTCCCGGCCAATATATCTTCAAAATTATCATCGAACCAGAGTTCCAGACTGTCAAGTTCCCTCTTGTAGGGGGTGTCAGACCTGGCTCTACGTCCGAAACGTTTGAGATAGTTGAAAGACGGCATGTCGACCCGGAGAGGGTCGGCACGTGCCATCACGTCAACGATATTTGCATTATAAACATCCTCCGTGAATACTTGTTTAAGTGTCCACGGACGCCTGTTATATCTTCTTTGAAAAGCGGTAACCGTATTGATGATGTCCTCATCAGTCGGTTCGAAGACTTCATTTGACATGGACTTGGCGACCTCAAAGAGGTCGGCAGTCCCTGTCAGGATACCGCACATTCTTTTATGGAATAGATACCATCCTGAGAGCTTGCTCTCACGGACTAGTCTACCACCAGACACGAGTTTGTCAATGACACCGCGTGGGAACTTTTCCCATTCATCGGCCTTGACGACTCTGTGTCTTTTGATAGGGTCCTCTTCAGGGATTCTGAAGACTTCCACTATTCCTTCACCTGCAAAATGTGGCTGCTCCCTCACAACACCTCTCAGTGTTGTGAAGTTAGCATCCATCCATCCCAATGTTTCTTTCATAGCGCAGATGGTCAAGTACTTTGGCCATGTGCGTTGTGATCGAATCGCATTTATCCAGGAATTCACGTCCCACATGGGAGGTGGTTTCCCGGTTCCGAATATTTGTCTCGGCAGATAGACAGGTTCATACCTGTCTCTCAGCCCCAGACATACATCTTGCATGGCAGAAGAAACCGAATAGAGAAAGTTAATTCCTCTACTCGAATCTTTGCCAACCCATTCTAACTCCTTCCCCAACAAGGTATATTTACCTTTTGGGTCGGAGGAGTAATCCTGTCTGTCTTTGCGCGTGTCTATGACCAGCCTACCCTTAGGGTGATCTAGATACGGCGAGATCCTACTGTCGTCAACTCTGCAAGAGTTCAGGACAGTATGAAAACGATCAATTGGAATTCTGAAAACCTCCTCACAGTACGTCATCCAGTCGTCTGTGATGAAGGTATCATCTACTGATATTTCATACCCCAACAAGGAACATCCTTGAAGGAAGTACTGAAAATATTGGTACCGGAGTGGACCTGACGCGATTTGATTCCCGTCATCTCCATTGCCTGTTCCAAGTACAACAATGTGTCTACCTATCTTCTTTCTTGCATACAAGGAAGCGATCGGGTGCACGAGACTGAGATTGGTTTTTGTCAAGGGATCTCCCATCGGGATACCCCTTTTCATTTTACCGATATATTTTCCGTTCCGGTAGAGATTCTTTTCTCCAACCCAAACGTTTAATATTACATCAATGACCTCCGCGTCGAGGCCCATCTTTTCCAAGATAGGTCTCATCACGGCTCGTCCACTTTCATGAGTCGGCCAATCCGTAGCCTTCGCCAAGTCGAAAGACATGGCGGAGACTTCGTCTTCAAACAGAATCTCTCCCCTTACGGGGTCGAGATTATTGACCGACATAATAAATTCCCATCCTAATCGAGCAGCTTTGAAGCCTTGTTCAAGAACTGGATTACACTTGGCCATCTCTATGGTCAAATGTGAAAAGGGTTGGAGTAATACGTCTTTGTAGAATGATCCGCTTGTGACCACTCTACATTTTCCGTTTTCTCTTATTCCCGCGACATTGACGTCGAAGACGTCACTATCGAGGTTCTTTGCCTTGCGGAAAGCTCTCCACCAAAGTGGAGTTCCTATTGACCCGCCCTCATTATCTGGGGACGGTTCTTCAGGAACAGGAATATAATTATCTGAGATAAGTTTTCTTAGAAAACCGAACTTACCTTCGTTTTTCCTAGAACTTTCCTTGCAAGCTGATGTCGACATCGACGCACGAAAGTGCGCCGATATCGAGTCAGCGTCAAATACTAGATCAGTGGTCACTTCTGAAATTGCTTCCAGAAGTGTCTCATCTGGGGAGAAATCTCCCGGTACAGTGACAGTTTCGATGAATTCATCGATAGTGTCATTAACCATCTTCTTATCGGCGAGACCTGTTGATCGTGTCTGTGCGAAAGTACAGACGCGAAACATCTTCTCTTTAGAATTTCTGGAGAAATACCCATCATTGTAGAAATCAATGATAGGTACAATCCAACTCATGTGCCGGTACCCCGTCTTGGGAAACATTTGTTTCTCAAAACAGGCGCGCCGGAATTTCTTCCTGAACGTCTTAATCTCTTTAACTGTTTTCGAATAGTTGAGGAGACAAGACGAAATAATCGAATTGGTTATCTGGTCGGTCACAGTGTACGCACTGTATCCGTCCGGAGCCATCAAACACTCTGGAAAACTTACAATCAGCTGACAAATAACACCGTCAACTGTATGCAAGATTTCCTTCAACTTTAACAATTCATCACGATCAATCAGATGCTTGACCATTAACTTCATGTTGGATTTCAGTCGTTTGTACCAGTACGTACGACGACTTAAGATGTCCACTATGTGGTTTTTGCTATGCTTGTGTAGGGGCCTACCCCGTACACGCGTGGTGAACAAATTGCCGTAATCATACGTCCAGGTGAGGTCCCTAGGGGCCTCTCCGGTTCGTAATGCCTTCGAAACATCGGCCAACAGTTCATTGAACTCTTGGTCGGTATTAAACGAATTTTCATCTGACTGCCTTTCCTTGCGTAGTTGTACGCTTAAAGGGATGCAGTTATGTTGAAAAACCATTTGAAAGCTG